AAAGGTTCCGGTTCGGTCATCGAAACACCGGATTACGGTTCACGAACCGATGCTGTTTGCGCTTCTACGGAGGTAATGGGTAATTTCTTCAAAATCGAGGCCAATGAATATTGGGCTTACCCGAAAAAAGGGCATTTCGACGCTCAATCGGTTATTCAGGCCATAACGAAACTCGAAAAACCGGTAATGATCCCGTTGGAGCATTGCAATTACTGGAATCTCAGGTTCAGGCAAATGGGGGCATGTCATCCTAATGTTTCCACCGGGATGGCCGCTATTCTGATAGCGATCAAGCGATGGTCCCCGAAAGAGATTTGTCTTTTAGGGTTCGATTCATTATTGAATCCAAAGATTCCATTTGACAGAAATTTTGCAATCCCGAGAACCGGAGCGGGTCCGTACCCGAACCACGACTGGGAAAATGAAAATCGGTTGTTGAACGTTCTTTCAAATGTTTATAAGGTGAATATTTGTTAGCAAATACCACATTAGCAATCACCACATTTTCCAGTACCGGGTACGAGACTTACGCCAGGAAGATGCTGGAGTCGGTTATTAAAAATTGGCCGAGTAAAATTATTGTCTATGTCGAGAAACCGATAGACATAGACACAGACAATGGAAAAATAGAAGTTAGAAACTTCTTCGACATCGAAGGGGCAATGAATTTCTATCAAAACATCAAGAATACGCCCGTATGTCATGGAATGGTAAACGGTAAATATAATTATAACTACGATGTATGGAGATTCTCACGAAAGATGTTGGCACAATGGGATGTGCTGAAAGATTATAATGGCAAAGTTATTTGGCTCGATGCAGACAGTATTGTCAGAAAACCCGTTACCGACGATTGGTTGATAAAACTGTTCGACGGTAAGGGTCTTTCGTATTTGGGGAGGGAAGGATTTCATACTGAAACCGGGTTTATCGGTTTCGACACCGAAAATGAGAAATTCAGGGAATTCCTGAAATATTACATCGGGTTTATCCGGCATGGATGGTTCAAGGATCATAAACGGTGGCATGATTGTGAAGCATTCGACTTTGCCAGAGAGAAATCCGGCATATCTGGCAACAATCTATCCCCGTTTTTCAAGATTCCAAAAGACCGGGTAATGTCATTGGCGGACCTGGATGTCGTTGAAAGGTCTGTGTTGGGGGAATATTTCTTTCACGCCAAGGGCGCTAAAAAGAAGGGCGCGAAACCAAGAGTTATGCCTCATGCTGCTTAGCGATAAGTATAAAAAACAACTTATCAGGATGCACGAAAAATATAGATCCTTCGGATCCGGCTCAAAATTCAGGAATGCCGTTATCAAAGCACTCGGATATGAAGATGTCCTCGATTATGGATGCGGTAAAGGAAAACTTCTCGTAAACAAGAAATACGACCCCGCTATTACTGAGTTTTCCAACGAACCGGAACCTGCGGATTTGGTGGTGTGTACGGATGTTCTTGAGCATATAGAGCCGGATTGTCTGGATGATGTGTTGAGACATATCAAGTCCAAGATGATTAAAGCCGGGTTTTTCACTATCAGTTGTTCTCCGGCCGCGAAGAAGTTGCCGGACGGGAGAAATGCACACCTTACGGTCCATCCACCGGAATGGTGGATAAATAAATTATCGGAATTCTTCGTTATCGAAAAGTCTTCTTTTCGCGCCGACGAGAGGAAGTTGGCAATATCTGTCGAGCTTGAGGTTCATTTAAAGCCCCTGGGCGTGCGCCAGCGTAAGGAGGCCGTTTGAAGGCATTTATTACCGGACTGACCGGCCAGGATGGCAGATATTTATCTGAATTACTTTTGAATAAAGGTTATAGGGTTCATGGTTTAACGAGAAGAACCGCGCAATCCAAAGTCATTCCATCCGGTGTTATCGTACATGAAGGCGATGTCACCGATCCAACTATAAAAGATCTGATTCAAGATATTCAACCGGATGAAGTTTACCATCTGGCGGCAATGTCGCATGTTGGAGAGTCGTTCAAAATCCCGAAAACGACGTTCGAGATAAACGCTATCGGTACATTGAACGTACTGGAAGGTGCGAAATCCACCGGATCACGATTCTATCAGGCGTCAACATCCGAATTATTCGGATCGACACCGCCGCCGCAGAATGAAAAATCTCTATTTCATCCACGAAGTCCTTATGGAATATCGAAGCTTGCAGCATATTGGCTGACGGTTAATTACCGTGAGGCTTATGGACTGTATGCCTGTAATGGAATTTTATTCAATCATGAATCTCCGATTCGAGGAGTGGATTTCGTAACCAGGAAAGTCTGTCAGGCAGTAGCCAGAATAAAATTCGGGCTACAGAGATATATTTTTCTCGGGAATCTGGATGCCAGGAGAGATTGGGGGCATGCGAAAGATTTTGTAGAAGCCATGTGGCTCATGATGCAGCAACCTGGACCGGATGATTATATCGTTGCTACCGGAGAATCCAGATCAGTCAGAGAACTTCTGACGGAGGCATTCAGATATATCGGTATTGAAGATTGGTCTGGTTTTGTAAAACAAGATAAAGATTATATCCGCCCCGCCGATGTAGGCAGCCTGATTGGAGATTCGTCCAGGATCAGAGCATTGGGGTGGAAACCAGAGTATTCCTTTGAATCTTTAATCAAAGAGATGATGGAGTCTGAAATTGCAAAAGCCTGTAAAGAAGCATCCATTGGCGATTAGTACCTGGGGGTTGGAAGAAAGAGAAGCCATCTTGAACGTCCTGGATTCGGGGATGTTCACGATGGGACCGAAGGTAAAGGAATTCGAGGAGGCGTACGCGGCGTGGGTGGGGACCAAGTATGCCGTCATGGTCAATTCCGGTTCCTCTGCAAACCTTCTCATGGTTGCGGCCTATACGTTCAGGAATAAAGCCGGCACGGTCATTGTACCGGCGGTTTCCTGGTCTACGTCCTATTCTCCGTTTCAGCAATACGGATGGACGTTGAAGTTCGTTGACATAGACAAAGACACGCTGAACTATGACATTGAATCGCTGAAAGAAGCTTATAAAGCCGGGGATTTGATCCTGGCGGTAAATCTGCTGGGAAACCCCAATGATTATCGCTGGTTCCCTTCCACGAATATTCTGGAAGACAATTGCGAGTCCATGGGCGCGGTTTATAGTAATTTCAGAACCGGTAATTTCGGGTTGATGTCTTCACATTCGATGTTTTTTTCTCACCATATCCAGACAATGGAGGGCGGGATAATTACCACGAATGACGAATATTATTACCAGATGCTTTTATGTCTTCGTTCTCACGGATGGACAAGGCACTTACCGGAAAAGAATGTCTTTAATGTAAAGCCATCTGCGTATGAATTTCTTTTCCCTGGATACAACGTCAGGCCGATGGAAATGCAAGCGGCGGTTGGGATTGAACAGTTAAGGAAGATTGACGGATTTATCTCCGCAAGACGTGAAAACGCCGAACGATGGAAGGAAGTATGTCAAAACCGGGGTTGGTGGTCTCAGAAAGAGCCTGGAACAGGAAAATCATCCTGGTTTGCCTTTGCTATTATTGACGACAAAATAGAAGAAATAAAGAAAGAGCTCGATGAAAAGGGAATTGAACACCGGCCAATCGTCGGAGGTAATTTTCTGAGATCGCGTTCAATCGAATGGTACAGCATAAATCGTAAAAAAGATCCGGTTTCGTATAAAAATGCCGACCGTATACACGAAAAAGGAATTTACATCGGAAATTTTCATAAACGGGCGGAATTCGGCCTATGCCGAAGGCACTCATGAAGGTATTCCTCGGTTACGATAAACGGGAAGCGTTGGGGTCATGGGTTTTCCAGCATTCGATAATCAAGCGAGCATCCATTCCGGTCCAATTCACGCTTCTGGATAGACGAATCAAGGATCCAAATTCGTATTTCTCGCCTTTCTCGAAATTGAATTTGCGGGCCTCTAATGAGTTCACCTTCTCACGTTATCTCTGCGCTCGTATATCTGGATATTCAGGTGACCCGGTTCTATTCGCGGATGGAGCCGATCAGGTCTGTCTTACGGACATAGCTGGTCTTAAAGCCTTGTGGCAACCGTATAAAGCGGTTCAGGTCGTCAAGCGTAATGTTTATTCACCGACATCTCCCAAGCTCAAGGGAACGGAAATGGAGTCCGTCAATGTTGCTTATCCATGCAAGCATTGGTCGAGCGTAATGCTCATCAACCCCGGACATTACGGTTGGCGGAGGGTCGATTGGGAACAAACCAGTCCAGATTACTGGCATGGGTTCGGATGGTTGAAACCGGATGAAATCGGAGAGTTGCCTCCCGAATGGAATAGATTAGTCGATGAAGGAGATTCCATAAAAGGGAAAATCCTGCATTGGACGCTGGGGGTTCCGGCGATGCATGAATATCGCGATGCGCCGGGGGCCTCGATCTGGTGGAAAGAAGCGCAGGATGCAATGAATATTTGCGATAGGAAATGGATTTCAAAACTCAATTCAATTCATAAAAAGGAAAAATGATTACCGATAGAATCGACGCAATAACCGGAATTCCCCCTGAATATCGTCATGCGATCCTTCCGGCCCCGAAATCGGTAAAAATAGAATTAACGTCGCAATGTAATTACCGATGCGGATTCTGTGCACACCGGCTGAGAATGAAAGAACGCGGTGGGATGGATCGTGAATTTTACGAACGTATCGTACTGGAGATGTACCAATCGGGGGTTCGTGAACTGGGGGTATTTTACATCGGCGAATCGTTCATGTGCGGTTGGTTGCCGGAGGCTATTTCGTATGCCAAAACAGTCGGATTTCCATATGTATTTTTGACAACGAACGGAAGTTTGGCGGATGCATCCACAGTAAAGGCGTGCATGGAAGCCGGTCTGGATTCGCTGAAATTCAGCATGAACAATGCCGACCCGGAACAATTCGAGAAAGTTGCCGGGGTCAAATCGAAGTTATGGGTTCAATCGCTCATGAATCTCAAAAATACTTATTGGGTTCGCGAGCAAGGTAAATATGCCTGTCGGCTTTATGCCTCCAGTATCAAATACGATGGAGAACAGCAGGATAAAATGCAGGAATTGGTGGAAGAAATTCTTCCATATGTAGACCAACATTACTGGCTACCGCTGTATTCGATGGGAAACCTGTCCGCGCAGCGCGAGCGCGAATTGGGTTACAGGCCAACGGCCGGGAATCAAGCAAGGTTGGGGGCGTTGCGCGATCCGCTTCCTTGCTGGTCGGCTTTTACCGAAGGTCACATTACTCACGATGGAAAACTTTCGGCTTGCTGTTTCGATGCGGCGGATAAATGGACGATGGCGGATTTAAACGAAGTATCTTTCATGGATGGCTGGAACAGCCTTTCTTTTCAAAACTTGCGTTCAGCTCATTTGAGAAAAGACGTTACCGGAACTATTTGTGAACAATGCGTGGCTTACAATGTGTGAATAAGTTTTGAGATGGCTGGAACAGCTTGATGGCTGGAACAGCTTAACGACTATGGAATCTTGTGAATAAGTTTAATGAATAAACTTGAAGACGTAACAAATCTCGTATCGCAAATAGAAAATTACCGGAATACGCATAGGCTCGAATTCTACGAGCCGTATGGTTATCAAAAAAAGTTTCACCATGCTCATGGACTGGGCGGTGGACTGGCCGCTCAAAGAGCGTTAATCGCCGGGAATCAGGTCGGAAAGACATTTTGCGGCGCGATGGAGACGGCGTTTCATTTAACCGGTCTGTATCCTGCGTGGTGGGAAGGGTATAGATTCGATAAGCCGGTCGAATGGATGGTTGCCAGTACCACGAACGAAACGACTCGTGACCGATGCCAACGTGAAATCTTCGGTGAGCCCACGGATGACCGGTCGCTCGGGACCGGAGCGGTTCCGAAGAAGTTCATCGGGGAGCCTACGAGAAAGCCCGGAGTCCCAAACGCTTACGATTCCGTTTTGGTGAAACACGTTTCCGGCGGGTGGTCGAAAGTTTATTTTCGTGCCTATGAGCAAGGTGCGAAGAAATTCATGGGATACCGTATCGACGGCGGTTGGGGTGACGAAGAACCGCCTGCGGACGTATGGTCGCAAATGCTTCGTGGGACTTTCGCCACCAATGGTATCTTGTTCCTGACCTTCACCCCGGAAGAAGGATTTACGAACGTAGTGCATCAATTCGTAAACGATTTGAAAATGGGACAGGCTGTCGTCCACGCGGAATGGGACGATGCGCCTCACATGACTCCCGAAAAACAGGAACAGAAATTAGGGGCAATCCCGTCTCACGAAAGAGAAATGCGCCGCCGGGGTGTGCCGATGATGGGCACAGGTATCGTGTATCCGGTGAATGAAGACGTTCTCAAAACCGATCCGATAGTTATTCCCGGTCATTGGGCGAGAATCTTCGCGGTGGATTTCGGGTGGGATCACCCGGCTGCGCTGGTATGTCTCGCATGGGATCGGGACACGGACGTAATCTACGTTTACGATGTTTGGAAACAATCCAAGGCTTTATTGGAAGTCCATGCGCAAGCCATCAAATCGCGTGGGGAATGGGTTCCAATCGCATGGCCGCATGACGGAATGAAGCATGACCCGAAATCCGGCAAACCCATGGCGGATTTATACCGATCCATGGGTTGTAACATGCACTTCCAGCCATTCTCAAATCCACCCTCGATAGGGCAAAAGGAAGGCCAAGGAGGGAATGGCGTCGAAGTCGGCGTTCTGGAAATTCTATCGCGCATGGAAACCGGACGGTTCAAGGTATTTTCGCACCTGAAAGATTGGTTCGATGAGTGGCGAATGTACCATCGCAAGGACGGTGAAATCGTAAAACTCAACGATGACTTGATGGACGCTACCCGTTACGCGGTGCAGATGAGGCGTCATGCCATGACGCAACCCGTCAGAGCGAAACCACAACAATCTTATGCGGGCATGAGTAATTGGGGCTGAAATGACGGATATAAACGGTATCAAAAAAAGAAAAATTTCCCGTAAAGATTGGGACAAATGTGCGGATAAGATACGTTCTGAATATAAATCGCGTAAAGATCAGAAATTTCGCAAGTCCCATGAAATAATCTGGAAGGAAGTGGACCGGCAGGTTGCGATGGAGCCGATGAAACGGTTTTCCAGGGACGGGAAAAAAATCGACCCCGAATGGCGTTCAGTCATGGAGTTAGGGGAGTTGGCGAAGGCTTCTGAGATCATTACCGCCGATGTTATGCGATTGACGTTTCCGACGAACCGTTCATGGTTCGAGTCCCATGCAGAATTGCCTGCGATTTTGGATCCCAATACCGGGACTAAACAAGTAAACGCAAGATCGCAGGATTTTACCGATAAAGCCTATCGGGCATTGCTGGTTCAGCAACATATGGATTTCGGCTTGAAAGCCCGGTATGAACTGTCCGTAAAGGAAGCTCTCCACCACGGTTCTTATGTCGCTGAAATCCGCATGGATAATCGGATCCGATATACCGATGGTTCCGGCATAAACCAGGTATCGGCACCGGTATGGGTTCCATATTCCATGTGGAATTCATATCCTGACCCGTCACCATCGGTAGTAGGGACAGATTTGTTTTACACCGGTTCGATGATCCTGGTGGATTTCATCCCGTTATATCTACTTCGGCAAATGGCCGTTGGCGACGGCTGGATGGCAGAAAACATCGAAAGGGTGAAAAAGAGTGGGAAGCAGAAACATGACAACAAGGATGTTGAAACGGACGATATCGAGTTAATTAAATATTACGGAGACCTGGAAATAGAGCGCGGGGATAGCCCCATCGTTCTCCCGAATTCAAAAGTCATTCTCGCAAACGACATTATCGTTTACTACGCGCCGAACGAACTTCCTTATCCGTCCATAATTTATTCAGGCTACGAACGGATGGACATTCGCGATCCGTATTCCACGTCGCCACTTATCAAGCTGGCACCGTTGCAAAAATTGGGAAGCCAGTTGGCGAACAAGCTGGTGGATTCGATGGCAATGAAGGTGGAACCGCCGATTGCTTACGATGCAAACGATCCTCAAATGGTTCTCGATGGCGGGCCAAGAATGGCTCCCGGGGCCAAAATCGGCGTCAAAGGGACCTATGGAATAAAGGAAATACAGGCAGGAGATCCGCAATCCGCCATGATAGGGTTGGAATTCATCATCGGACAATTGAATCAGGGGTTGGGCATCAATGCTATCCGTTCGGGAGCGGGCGGCGATTCAACTGACAAAACCGCAACCGAAATTACCACGGCGGATGTAAAGGCGGAAATTCGTACTGCTGAATTCGTGGATAAACAGGAAAGACATGCTCTTAGGCCGTTTCTCTACATGCAGCATGAATTGAACAAGGCAAACCTGGAAGGATATACGTTTTATAACCCGGAATTGGATGCCCCGGATTTCATGCGCGTAACCCGCGATCAAATACCAGATAACGTAGTATTCGATGTGGTGGGTTCAAGGGGCGCATTGGGAGAAAAGGCGAGGGCTACGCGGACGAATGACGTAACGGCTTTCCTTCTCGGGAACGAGAAAACAAGGGATATCCCGAATGTCCTGGAATTGGCAAAACAGGCTTACCAAGATGCCGGGGTTAAGAATCCTGAAAGATATATAAATATTCCGGAAGAATCTCCGGAAGTCGCTCAGGTCAAGCAAGAGGCGCAGAAAGCCATTGATGAGCTTAAAGCGCAAACATTCGAGCTTGAAAAAGAACTTGCCATCGTTAAGGCGGTTAATGAAGCCAAGATGGTTGAAGCGCAGATGCGCGCGGAAACACAGATAAATGTCACTGAATTCAAAACGCAGCTCGAAGGAGAATTGAGCGTGCTCAAGGCTCAATTGGAAGTGGCGAAATCCGCCGGTAGTCAGCAGGGACCGGTGATATCTATATCGGAAATAAATGCCATCGTCGGTTCTCTCGACAAGATTTTGTCCATTTCAGAGAAACAGACATCGGAAGTGGACAACAAATTATCGGAAATGAACAAAACAGTAAGCACTCTTATCAACCATATGAATAAGCCGATTAAGGTCAAAATTACACGCGATGCCAATGGTAAATTGGCCGAAGCAACCGGAGCCAGGGAATAATGGCCAGGGGCGATCTGATCGTTTTCAACGAAGCCCTTGCCTTCATGCTGGATGGCGGATGGGAGTCAACGGATGACATCAAATGCGCTGTTTGCGACAACACAGTCACCCCATCTCAGACTACCGCGTCTCCGGCGCTCGGAGACTTCACCGAGGTTGGCACGGCTGGGAGTTATGTCGCCGGAGGAACTTCATTGGGAACTTGGGGCAGCATGGTCTCACAAAGCGGGGCAATCGCAACTATTGATTCGGCTTATCCGGCTTGCCGCAGAGAAAGCGGATTTTGAAGCGGCAAAGAAGCTGGAACAAAAAGCACGTCTTGCAGATAATGTTGAAATAGCGATGGTAAACTTCCATGATGCGTTTGTAAAAGCCGAACAGCAGATAAATGATAAATATGAAAAATCGCAGAAAAGGTTGATCGAGGTTCAAGAAGAAATGAATGAAGAAGAACATCTGATCCTCCAAATACTTTTGGAAGCCGCATGAATAACGAATATCTTCTTGAATTGAAAACTGATCCGCGATTTATGTCCGTGATTGAAACAATCATGGATCAAAGACCGGTCATTCCGGGCCACGATCCCCGTAACGACAATACGGAGGTCTGGAAGCACGAATCCGCCAAAAAGGAAGGATTCGATATTTGGGTGATATTTTTAAGATTGGAGAACATAAATGAATGAAGAAAATGCTCAGCAGAGCGATGCGCCTGTTGAAACGGAAGTAAAAGAAGCCCCTCAACCTACTCTGGCGGATGTTGCCAAGAAGTATAATGTCGAGGAGGAAGTAAAGAATTTTCAGCCTCAAGTTCAGCCTCAAGTTCAGCAACCGCCGCAATACGCACAGCCTTTGGCTGTGCCGGATCCAGTCTCCGACCTGGAAGGGTGGAATAAATACCAGGCTTATCAAAATACCGTTATCGGCGGGACATTGAGGGAGCTGGCGAATTCCGTTACGGAGATCAGGAAAAACGCAGAACTGGAAAAACTGAATACCGAGGTCAACAAGGCGGTCGCAAAAGTCACTGATAAACTGAAAATTGACTCTGTTTACGCGGAGATTCTGCTTGAGAAGAAATACCGGGATGACCGGATTTTCAAGCGAATCTGGGATAACAGGAACGTAAACCCGAATGCTCTGAACGAAGCCCTGGATGTTATCGCCTCCGAGGCCGGCAAAGTCTTTCAGGTGCGTTCCGATCCTCAATTGATGGAAAATCAGCGAGCGGCCAAGGCAAGTCAAAAGGCCATGTCTACAACTCAGCAGAAATCCGGTTCTAGCGAACCGCTTAATATGTCCGATACTGAATTCGATAGATGGTGGGCCACTAATAGAAGGTAATAAAGATGGCTATTGTTTTAACAACCAGTACCTCAGACCTCCCCGGAGAAGTCAATAACGTATATGTCCGTGGACTTCTGAGTGCGGCCCGTAAGGTGTTGCCGTTTTTCAATGGCACCCGACCCGGAACTTTGGACAAGAAAAAGGGTTCGGCCACCGTATTGTGGCGTCGAATCGAAAACCTTGCTGCGGTAACCACGGCGCTCACTCAGGCGTCCCCCGGTTCCACAGTAGCTTTCGGTATCGGCCGCACCACGGTTCGCCCGACCTATACCAACATCTCGAAGGCTGTAGCCAAGTATGCCAACGGCATCACCCTGGCGGAAGAAATTGACTTGTTCAATATCGACTCCGACACGATGGCGCTCATGGATGTTCTCGGCGCAAACGCCGGAGAGTCGTTGAATTCGGTTGCCCGTCTCGAATTCGACAACGCTTCTCAAGTTCGCTACGCCTCTGGCGCGGCGAATAAGAGCGCCGTGGTCGCCGAGATGCTGACAAACGATGTGAAGTGGGCGGTCAACAAACTTCAACGTAATTCCGCAATGAAGTTGTTCCCGATGGGAACTGGTTCAACGAACGTCAATACATCGACTGTTCGCGCCAGTTATTTCGGTATTAACCACCCCGATGTGGAAATCGACATTCGCGCTATTACCGGGTATGTCGGTGTCGAGCAATACGGCGGGTATACTGAAACGCTCGTGGGCGAACACGGCGCTGTCGGAGGCGTTCGCTGGGTGACTACCGAAATCGCTCCCATCGAAACCGGAGCCGGTACAACCTCAACCTCAAATGTCTTTCGCGGCACATCCGTCGATACCAACGATGTGTATACATCGTATGTTTACGGCAAGGACGCGATTGGCACGGTCGGGCTCGGAGCGGCATTCGGCACTTCCGTAAAGACGATGGATGAGAACAGGGACAAACCTATCGAGATCATCTATCACAAGCCCGGATCGTCCGGCATCGCCGATGCGTTCAATGAAATCGGTCAGGTTTCATGGAAGGCGTGGCATGCTACGAAAATCCTCAATGGGAATTGGATTGTGAAAATCCAGACCCTGTGTAAGGACATCTCGTAGTACCGAGAATACTACTAACAACAAAATAGCAATAAATTGGGGGCGGCTAACGCCCCCTTCTTTTTGGAGTCTTACATGGCGACTTTCATAGACTCGGTTAATCGGGTTTTGAGAATAAATGGAATTATTCGCGGTGGAGATGACGGCATAACGACTTTCGGTGACACGCAGCATGCCTCGGATATTTCATTGTCTCAAATCGCTATTCAAGACGAAATCGCCGAGATTGTTTCCGAAAGACTTGTTCCATACGAAAAAACATCTGGCACGATTACTTTGCTGACTTCAACCAGAAGTTACGCATTAGCGGCTGGTTTCATCCGTTTTTTCGGAATTGCGTCATTTTACGACGCAACCGACGGAACCAGGATTTACGAATACAAAGGCGGGGAAGAATTGCTCCAGCATTACGATCTTCTTTACAAGACAACGGAAGGCGCGCCGAATTACTGGTATTGGGACAATACGACTACGAAGAAAATCGCTTTTTATAACGTACCGAATTCCACTTACAACAACCGTAGTCTTGCCTATGATTATGAAGCTTCTGTCATGGTTTCCAATTCGTCGGATACCATGCCGTTTCACAACAACGAAGAACATTATTCATTTGTTTCCATGGCGGCTCGAAGGTTCTTCTTTATGAAATCCGATAAAGATTTAGGATTATTGGTTGAAGACGCCGCTTACAACAATGCTAAATCGAGGCTGTATGCGTTTCTGAGGCATGATAACCCATCGTCATATTACGGATATTCATACCGCTAATGGCTACCCTTACTTTTGAAGGCGGCCTCAATGAGCAGGATATAACACTCGTTCAAGATCAAGAATGCACGCTCGGATACAATTTTGAGCTTGGATCCAGAGATACTCATTTTCGTCCGAGAAAACCATTCGACAACAAGGGGACGGCTACTAATGCAGCTTCAATAAACGGATTTGTCCAGTTGATTACCTCGGCGGATGTTGAAACAACGCTGGTTCAGTCGGCAAATACGGTTTATTTGTGGGACGGTTCGACCTTTACATCGAAAGGAACGGTCAATACGGCCTCTAAATTGCGAGGCGTCACATGGACCCTGGGCGGTTATTCGGTAATAACCGATATATCCAAACTGACCGTTGTAAAAAAATGGGACGGTTCGGCATTAACAACGCTTACGACTGGATTGGGGGTCGATCTATATGCGAAATACGGACTCGTTCATCTTGGGAGGATGTGGCTGTTCAATGTAAAGGCCGGGAACGATACGCCGCATCTTCTTGTGGCATCGGCTTTTGAAACTCCGACTTCGTATAATACGACTCTGAGGGCGAAGGATTCATCGTTCAGTACCGGGAACGAAGCTTTCTACATGGTAACGCCGGATTTGCGCCCGATAAACGGGGTAGCGCCGTTTTACGGCACGTTGATAATTTCCACCGAAGGCGGGAGTTTGTGGAAATTATCCGGTACAAGTTCGGTCAATTTCCAATGGGATCCATTTTATCCGGGGTCGTTCGCCACCGGTACGGAAACCATGATTCTTACCGGGGACGATGTTTTTTACATGAAAAAAGGCGGCGGTGTGGAATCCGTCAGGTCTACCGACACTTACGGCGATATCAAAGGCGACGATCTATCGCGGTGGATACGACCTACTGTTGAAAATTTGACTGACTGCATTTCAGTTTACGACCAGCAGAGGCAGAAAGTATATTTTTTTGCAGGCTCGAATAAACTGCTTGTTTTTTTCAAGGATATGCTTTCAGTCGGATTTTCCCCATGGTCGATTTATAAAACCGGGCATACATCGTCATTTTCCACAAATACCGCAGTTTACATGCGCTCTCCCGGGACAGACGATTATTTTGTCTTTTTCGGAGATTCAACGGGGAACATTTATTGTCTGGAAGGAACCGGGGATGGGGATAACGGTAATACCACCATTGAAGCGTTTCGCAGATCGAAATATTACGACAATATTGGAAATTTCAATCCCCAGTTACAACAATTGAGGGGGAGAGTTTTTTACCGGCGCATTGCCGATGCCGATCTAATCATGGATTTCGAGTGGGGAGAGGATTATGCAATCAATACTTGCACCGTTCCCCTGGAAGGACCTCCAGTTGGAGACCCAGGAGGGTATTGGGGTGGGCCGGGGTATTTCGGCGGATTGTTTTATTGGAATTCGGGATTTTTCTATGCCGACAGAGTTTCGTCCAAAGGATTTTCCCCAATCGGTAGAGGCGCTGGGTTCAATCTCGAATTATCCGTAACGTCATCTCAATTATTCGACATAATGAAAATTGAAGTGTGAACAATCACAAAAAAGCAAGAAATCGGCTGTTTAAGCACGATAGACCTCATATCAGGCCGTTACAGATAACTGAAAATGCAACGGGGTCTGGATTCTCAAAAGATATCTCGATCGTATGGGTTGCCCATAAACATCACCCGATTCCACTCTTATCGGACATAAATACGCAGGAAGATTTCCTGCTAAAAATGCTGGAAGCTGCAAACAGACTTCCGTTTTACGTCGTGGAAGACAGAAATCGTGAGTTTGACGGCATGGGTTTGATCGCGCTGATTGCAGTAAAAGGCGACGACTGGAGAATCGAGCCGCACGTTCATTTTTTCCCATGGGCCACGAAGAGAAATATTCTGCGGACTTGTATTGCGTTTTTCCAGATGATTCGTTACTCGAAGAAAACCGGGGTCTGCGTGGTAAAAAGTTTGAAGGAATCGACGGTCTTATTCGACAAATGCGTGAACTATTTCCCGCCTAATGTATTTCACGCAGTAGGCAAAATCCCCATGGGAGATATAAGAGGCGATGAATACATTTATTCGATCAGAGGCAAAAAATGGGCGACATAACTAAAACATTGTTCGGCGGCGGCGAGACGGAGGAATCCAGCGCGCAAAGCAGCTGGAGCAAACAAGGAAGCAAAAGCGGCCAGAAAACGACATTCGGTGTAACAAAAACTCCGTTTTCCTCGTTCCAAAATGGAACTTTGTCGCTCGATCCGTCGATTAGGGCATTACAAGAAGAATCGTTGGCTTCATACCGTAATTTGTCCCCTGTTTTATCCGGAGGAGTGGATGATTTTATATCGAAAATGGGGACGGCCAGATCGTCTTTGTTGGGGAATCAAGGTGCGTTAAGACAGGCAAGATTGAACCCGATTCAAGAAGCCATCGCGCGCCGGAGAGGGGAACTGGGTCAATCGGTCGGATTACGAGGTTTAGGAGGGTCTTCGTTCGGTGAGCAGGCAATGTCTAATTTCGACATGGATTCCGCCAGAAGCATAGGAGAAGCATCTGCATTAGCGGATGCCGATACGCTCCAGGCCGTCACTGGAATTGATAAAGATATCCTCAATACCATTATCGGCAAAGTGCAAATGGAAGCGCAATTATCCGGACTACCTGCGGAAATCGCGCAACAACGCTTGCAGCAGGAATTGCAGGCTTTCTTGTTGGGTAAAGGTTCGGAAAGCACCGCCGAAAGCTGGGGAGAGTCCGGCAGCACAGGGACAAGCAGCGGCTCAAGCTGGAGGCAGGAACCGATACTTCAAAAATTGACGATGAAATAATTTTATGCCAATGCGCCCCAATTCGCTCTCGTTAAGAGACTTAACGCCTACAGACCCGGATGAACCGACGATAAGAATTAGCAAGCGGCGTTTCAATTTATCCGACGAAGGTAATCAAGCACAATTAAGGTCGGTTTTATCCGGTATTGTGGCTGGAGAATATCAGGATGAGGATATCCAGGGATTCACAGAACTTTACCCGGAGACAGCGCCATTTGTCAGTCAAGCCATTCGTCAGCGAGAAATATTCCGCAGTAATTTCCAACAACCCAAAGCACCAGTTTACGAACCGAATGAAGAAATGAGTTCTCCAGGGGCACCTGGGAAAGCGGATTTGGGCGGGGCCATGCAACAGTTGCTTGGCATGGGCGATGTTGAGGGAGCAAAGAAACTTGCTGATTTAGCGGCGACTATCGGTAGAGGTGGAGATAAACAGGAAGGCCCAGTTTTAAAAGCCGTTCCAGCAGATACAGTAACGAAAGTAACTTCCGGTCTTAATGCTCTTAATCTTATGAAGGACATCATTCCCGCCCTGACAAAAATTTCAGGCAGAGTTGGCGGGAATATCGAAAGAGTGAAAGTTTGGGCCAATGCCGGAGATCAAGACGTTACCAATGCTCAATCGGCCATAGAGCAGTTCGATTTTCTGGCGCAAGCCTTCCAGAAGGGAGCCGCGTCCGAGCCGGACATCAAGAGGGCGATGGATATTCGCCCGGCTTTTGGCTTGCCGGAAGCGCACAACAGGAAACGTGCGGAGAACTTCTCCAATCTTTTCTCTGCAATCATCAAATCTGAAATTTCCAATTACAAAGGAAAAGATTACGAGATTCCGGAAGAATGGGGGCAACTTGCCGACAATATCGGTATTGATATAAATAAAATTCAACCATATTCGTCCGGCAAGAATAATCCCTACACGACAATGGCAAGAAATATTGCAAGAAAAAATCTATCCGAAAGTCTGTCGAGGCATAGGCCGGATAGACCGGGTAAGAACGAAAAACCAGAATTCAAGAATATGTCAAACGAAGATTTGCTCAAAAAGGCACTAGGACAATGAGCGAAAAAAGCGATGCTTTGGTTGAGTTAGCGCGTCGGCGCTCATCGGGGGAAATGACAGAAGATCAAGCTGCTGCATTCGATGAACTCCGCAGCCGGGGAGTATTCACGGGTGAAAAGAAAGAAAAACAAGCCGCTGTATTGGATCAAGCTGTATTGGATCGAATCAAAGGCTACGGAACATTCCAGCTTGGCCGGGATGTCCCGGAAGATATGAAACGTCGTGCCGCTCAATATGCTGGATCTGCGGTAGAAAGCGGTATTGCGCCTCCTGTAGTGCTCGCAGCGGCCGGTGGAGCCGTCGGCGGGGCACCAGGATTTCTCGCTGGATTGGGCATCGGGACTGTTGGGGAAATCCCGGCCATGTTGACCGGAAAGAAAAATTGGAGCCCGACGGCGTTTATTACCGATAAATTGAGGCAACTGGAGGCAACTCCGGAACCGGATCCGGAAGCTCAATTCGGTCGTAAAGTAGCGGGTTATGTCGGGTCTAGTCTCGCCGCGCCTGGAATTGGCGGTATCGGAATGGGTAAATCGCTTGCTTCCGGTTTGACAGCGGGAACCGGTGCGGCAACAGCGAATGAAATATTCCCCGGTAATCCCTATGCGGAAATGACCGGGGCGATGGCTCCGTCTGCAATCGGAGCCTTGGGGAAGGCTGGAATCGACGCACTCAGGCCGTCGCATCGTTTGGCTTACAAGGCAGAATTACCACAAGTTGTCGGCGACCCGCAAAGAAAGATCCTGATACAGGAAGGGAAAAAACTTCAAAAAGAATTCGGCGGGCAATTGTCCGCATCCGAAAGAGGATTGGGGGAAGGAGTAAGGGCAGCCGAAGGAGAAGTTGCCGGAGCGTTCCCGGAATCGTCGGCGGTCAGATCGGAAAATAATCTAACCGGGATTATAGGCTGGGTCAAGAAAATAGCAGGGGGGACTACTGCGGAAACGGCATCCCAAGCCCTCGCTGGGAAGACTGTTGCTAAAATTGCTTCCCTGAAATCATCCCGCGTTCCGGAATTCGAGGCCGCATTGGATCGAGCGGCAATGCTCGATAAGGCGAAAAGGACGATTGATACTACTCCGGTAAAACAGGGAATAGTTTCAGAAATCAAATCCATGAGACAGGCAAAAAATCTCGGGCAAGCCGATAAAGCAACAATCACTTATCTCAGAAGACAACTTAAAAGACTTCCCTCGAAGGGAGCGTTCGATATCAGATCGGTTCAATCGTGGCTCCACGATTACACAGTCGAAGCGAAACCTTCCGGAGGAATATTGACAGATGTACAGAAGGCATCGCAAAAACGCGGAGCAAATTTGATGAAGGGTTTCATGGAAGATGCCCTGGATAAGGCAGGGGAATCCAGAATATCTCCCGGGGCCGTTGTCTTGAAAGAAGCCAGGGTGAAATACGCAAAAACAATGAACGATCTTGCCGAAGTCGGGGCAACACCATTGGGTGCGGTGATAGAAAAAGCCACTAAAAAGCGCGGTCCTCTGACCGTCAAGGATATTCAATCCGCGTGGTCCAGATCTACACCGGAGCAACGCGAAATCATAACGGAGCTTCTCGGAAACGATAAACAAATCATAAAATCCCTGCAAGGATCGTGGGCGGACGATCTCATCGCCAAATCGACCAGTCCCATTTCCAGTGAAGTAGGAAGATCAGGCGTCGATCTCAGGTCATTGCTGAAAAACTGGAAAGAGGACAAAAATTTTATGAATCTATTCGCTGACGACAAAGAACGGCTTGGCAAATTATTGAGGGTCAGGGCATATATGGATCGCATTGTTCCGCGAGGTCCGGAAAAGGCTACCCAAGGCGTTGTCGGTAAAGACGTTGAATTAGCCAGAACCGCGACTGGGTTGAGCACAGGACACGGTGGATCGACCATCTTTTTAGGTGGTTTCCTTACCAGGAAACTTCTACCGGGAGCATATAAAAAACTGCTAACCACGGACGAAGGTATCGACGCACTGCTGAAAGCCGCAGAACCGAAAAAATATACCGGCCCGGAAGTGGCGGCGGCTGTTACGTATTTGCAGGCTCTACAAGAGCAATAAACGGGAAAAATCAGGAGAACCGCCGTGGGAACAAAATACTCATCCAATAGCACATCCGGATATAACTCAGTTCCTCCCTCTGATGACGGGTCGGTAACAGAGGCCAATAAGGTAAAATACTCCACCATTAAGGGTAAACTGTCCGATCCTGTCAAAACTCTTGCCGATGCCATCAATGCGGAATTAGTAACGCATTTCGACAACGGCCCGACGGCGGTTACAACGAATACCACGCTGGGGGCGACTCATTACAATAAAGTCATACAGGTATCTGGTTCCGGAGTAACGCTTACTCTTACGGACGCGGCTACCTTGACGGCCGGATGGTATTGCGATGTCGTATCGACCGATACATCGAACAACGTGGCTCTCGCCAGAGCCACCGCATCCAATACAATCAACGAAACATCGGCTGATACAACGGTTTACCCGTTACAGTCGATTAAAATCATGGTCAACGCCGCTGCAAACGGGTTTTTGGTTGAGCAAAAAATAAGGCACGTCAACGGCACGCTCTCCGGTACCACGATCTCCGGCACCATCGCCGGATCGCCGACGGCAAGCGGGGCGTGGACGTTCCAGACAGGGCAGATTTTCCAGAATTCTGCTGCCAGCACCACAAAAATAATTGTTCGTTCCGGCACCACTGGGCAAGAAGCGGCGGTGGCATTTTCCGATGGGGCCACCGAAAAATGGCAATGGGTCAAACGGAGCGATAATTTTATCGGCCTGTACGATTCCATCGTAGCAGCGTACGCCATCCTGCAAAACCCCAATTATACTATAACTCTCGCTTACGGCACGGTGGTATTCGACGGTTACGGCGTAATGACCGCCGGCACAGTCGGGCTCGCGCGGGTGCAGAGGACGGAGGTAACTAATTCCGGCTCTGGCATCACAATTGCTACCGGCACAACACTTACTACACTAGATTTAGGCTCAGTAGTGGCTGGTGATCGTATCATAGTTTCAGCCTTAGTCTACGCGACTAAAGGTGGAACCGCAGGTATAGTAATTGCCTCAGCGGGTAAAAACTCTGGCGGGGCAACTGTATTAGCATACGATTCATTCGGCGATCTGCGCAGTTCAAAGTTTGTCGTAGCCATAGCTACTGACTGGCAGGTCCCGGTAGGTGGAATTCTGAGAGTTACTGTTTCTGGAACGCTGGTGCTTTCGTTAACAGCAACCTCAGTAGGATCAGACTCAACTAGTGGCTATGGAGCAATCCACGCCATCGTTCTCAAAGGTTAATAACTAAGGAGCAAATGAAATGATACTCGATACTGGAAATTACTACGCCGAACTCCGCGAAGACGGCACTTACGTCAAGCACCATTGCCGCTTTGTGCAGCAGGGTGACATCACGCTGCGCGTCGAACTCGACCCGGTGACAAATAAGCAGACCGGGGCCTCTGCGGTGATCCCGAAAGTGCTCTACACCATTGATGCCGTCACGGGCGAATTCGGCGGCGAGCAGCGCGGCTTCGTGCTCGACCACGAGCTGGGCGTGATGACGCCGCCATCGGGCAAGCGCTATTTGCGCCTGGCGGACTCCGCGATGCCGGCGGACTTCAAGCAGGAAGGTGTCATCGCCTACACCCACGATGGCACGCAGTTTGTGCCGCTGCCGGGGGCCGAACTGGCGAAACGCATCGAGCTGGCTAAGCAGCCTGAACCCATCTAAATGGAACTAGACCCTCAATCGCTGGAAGCCATAATCCATTTGCTTTCCAGGCATCCAGGCAATGCTGGGAAATATAATGAATCGAATCCCGGATTAGGAATGAGGGTGGGTCTTAAAGACAGTTCAGGTTATTTCGGGGTTGGAGGTTATAAAAACTCTATCGGGAAAAACAGTCTCTATGCTGGATATGGTAATACGCTGGGTTCAGCCGGCCCTCTTTCGGTTGGATATAACACAGGATTGATTAGCGGGTATCTTAACAAACCTGTCCCGTTTCTCATCCCGGAATTAAAATACCAGGGCAAAGGCTGGAACGGGAGACTCAACATCATTCCCCCGGTCAAATCAGGAGATTTTAAAGTCGATCCCGCAATAGGTCTTTCAATAGGAATCCCATTCAAATGAGCAATGACCAAACTACCACCACACAATTCACAGCAACTCAGGAAAATGTCTAATGGTAGAAAAACTAATTTCTCTGGCGGCACATCTTCCATTTATGCTAATTACACAAGGGAAGCCTCATGTGAACACCACAAGGATAATCGAAATCATCATCTTCGCCGCTGTCTTCGGGGGAATAGTTTATTCTGAGCTTACTCATCTTAAAGACTCAATTCAGGAATTGAAAATCTCCATCTCGGAAATAAGGAAAGACCTCTACACCCCAAGAGGCGAACGGGATAACTGGGGGACCAGGCCAGACAATACATTCAGAAACTGAGATGAACTGCGGGACGTGCCTATGCCTTCCTATTCTCAAAAATCACTTTCGCTTCTAGATACCTGCCATCCAGACCTGCAAAGACTTTTCCGCGAAGTCATCAAGACCGAAGATTGCAAGATACTCTGCGGTCACAGAGGGAAAGAAGCCCAAGAGGAGGCCTTCCGCAACGGAAGGTCGAAAGCGAGATGGGGCGAGTCAAATCATAACTATGAACCATCGTGCGCTGTGGATGTCATGCCTTACCCGGTGGATTGGGCGGATAAAAACAAGATCGTGGATTTTGCCGATTTTGTGAAAGAGACGGCCCATAAATTGGGAATAGGGATTAGATGGGGAGGAGACTTCAAAGGTTTCTTCGATGGGCCTCATTATGAGCTTACCAATTGCCAGCACTGCAAAATCCCGGAGTAATCATGGAAACTATTCTCGCCTCAGTCGTAGCGCCAGCCGCAATAGACCTATTCAAGAATCTGTTCGCTACCGTATCGAGGAAATGGATCGGTTTGTCGGTAGACGATCAGATTAAATTAGAAAATGCTAATATAGAGCGTTTGAAAGCCATGGCTTTGTTGGATAATCCTAACGGAACCCCTTCACAATGGGTAGTAGACCTCCGTGGATCGTTCAGGTACATCGCAGCAGCCCTATCCATAGCAGTAGGGACGGTTATTATGATGCGTGCCTCTACGCCAGAATTACAGGCCTTGGCGTTTGAGCTTATAGGCATGCCAACCAGCTTTATCTTGGGTGAAAGGATGTACCTTGGCCTGAAAGGCAATATGTCAAAATAATAGTTGACTGTTTTTGTGGCGTCAAAACCCAGTGACGATACACACCGTCAATTTCGGTCATTATTGCCAGGGTTCCGTCACCGGCGTCCTCGATTTCAAAATACTTCCCAGCACATTGCCATTCGACCACAAAGTTTCCATTTTCGCCGGCAACCTCACGGGCAGGGGGGATGAACGGGAAGGTCTCAAGCACTGCGCCTAACAAATCAGGGACCAGTTTTGCCCAATTATCGTCTGCGTATGCCATATAATATAACCTCCCGCTCTGACTCTTCGTTCCCATCCTCAATGACCGTATTTCCTGACCAACGGTCTCATAATATCCACCACTTCCCGTAATTCGACAATCTCCTGATTCTGTCTCTCTGCCAACACAAGACAGCTATCGCGGGCTTCTATGAGAGATTGTGATTTTATTACATTTATTACAAGCATGGTCAAGAATATGCCACCGACTACAATACTAGCCATGATAATTATCGCAACAAGGAGAATATTGTTCGATCCCAGATTTTTTAACCTTTCCATTTGATCCTCGTTTTCTCAGGTTTGCCGAATGTCTTTCCTATTGAAGACAAAAACCCAGCCAGATCAGGAGACCAATCTTTAATCCGATACCATACCAGCTTTCTTTCTTGCTCCGATGTGAAGCGATCTACGCAGATAGTCGAATAGTTGTTCTTCGGGCTTTGCCGGGATCCTGTTTTGATAGGCTTTTCTAAGCCTGTCGAGTCCTGTATTCCCGGCATTACAGTATTTCGCAGAGTAGTGCCATGAGCAAAGATACTCTCCAAAGGCAAGAATGGCCGCTGTTCTTCCGCAATGACATTTTGCTTGATTGGTTTCATGAATCCCCGCTTTTAGTTCAGTGAACTGATACGGTAAAGGGTTCTTGTACTTCTGCTTCCGTATGAACGGGCCGATATTCGGAAGCTCGGCCATGAACTTGCCCTTGGCATCGGCCAAATCTTTCTGCCTGTTCCAATCGCACAGATACGGGATAATCGTTTTCTCGAAGAACTCGACTGAATAGCCGGTCTTGTTCGCGATCCAGTTTACCCCATCCTCCCAGTCATCTACCTGACCGCGCCAGACAATGAGGAGTCTTTCACGTAGAAAGACTTTGAGTGCTTCCTTTTCTTCGTCGGTTCTAGCCATGGCAGAATCCAAAGCCTGACAGGGCTCGATCTGTCAGGAACTTTACATCAGCATCAGCCGCTGGCCTACTCCCGCTATTTAAACTTCCATTTTCCGCGTATCTTACGCCATACTAACATCCTTCGTATTCGTCGGCGGCGCAGTCTAACGACCCCCCAACCCCAGGATTTGCGAACCACGAGAAACCCACGTTTCCTGTTCATTTTAGGCAAACTTGGCTAATGCCTCTCTTATCCAGCGAGCCAAACACCTGTTACAGTCGTGCATGTTGTCATGCTCGCAAGTAAGGTGCTTGCTGAGAACATACTTCACAATCTTGTCGGTCTGGAGCCGACGCCGGTTACGTTGCGCTGTTTCCTGTTTCTTCATTTGCGGCGCGGCTCATCCAGAACGTTGGGCGTCACGCACGGAACCAATAAAACTTTTTGTCCGCGACAAACATCACACGTCCACGATGTACATGTTGATGTCCACTGGTGCACGTCACCGGCAACGTATGGCGGCTTTGACACAACTCCTTGGCCGTCACACTTCGGACATATCTGGTAATACATAGTGCCTCCGTTTACGCCCAACCATTCGCTATAAATGAGATTCAAGATATCAGGCTCTTAACTCCGACAAGACCTCTGCCGGTCTTTGCCCTTCCAAATCTCCCCGCAATGCTTTCACCATCCTGGAAATCTGTCCTACTCCTTCCGCATCCCAATTCCTGATTGTGTCGTGTATCTCATCTTTCCTCTTTTCCCACCCATCCCGATCCCAATTCGCCGGCCACACTCCCGATCTCTCGGCATAAATCTGTAGCGGTAAATCCCGGTTTTGATGAATCCGCAAGCGATACCCTTCGAGCGAAGTTTCGGCAATTGCGATCATGCGGTAATGTTTTTTCGGATTGGAGATAGGGAAAAGCTGAAATCGTAAATGAGAGGCAAGCATGGATTGTATTGTTCTGGAATCCTCTGGGCCATAGGAGAATTTGAGCCAAGCCCCCAAATGACCTGGGAGGATATTGATAGCCGCACAGATATAGCCAGCTTCAAGGAAATCCATCGTATTATCCCGTGAGAATCCCGATTTGTCGATCTTGGCAAGATAGGTCATGTATTCGATAAACCCATTGTTTTTTTGCAAATATCCCCATGCCAAGGCATCGTGAATTGCATCTCTGGTATTACCTAGTTTCATTGTTTCGTTTGTCGATTGTTTTTTGTAGGGGACGCGCGTTGCGCCCCCAAGGATATGCCCTATATTGCGGGTTAAATTCTTTCACCCGCGCCTCAAGCATGTTGGCCCAGTCGGTCAGTCGTTGTATTTGATGCACGGGAGCAATCATTGACCAAGCGTCGGCGTTTTCATCTGTCATGCTTCGTTGTTCTTCGTTCATGGTTTCCCCTACGAATACATTTTAAAACGGCGTTAGGCAACAACCATAATTCTTTTTTGCACCATGGTTTGCTCAATCGAATACATTACATTTATAAGTGCCATTTGCTGTCCGTACTGGTCGTTTGATAAATGTGCGTTAGCTGGGTTTGCCATGACACCACCATAATGGTTGCCGCCATGTTAAATAGTTGTGCTCTTGTGATTTCCATTTTTTAATCTCCTTTCTCGGTCTCCATATTCATCAATACATTGATAGCAGTTCGTATCCCATGAGCGCGTATTCGCAACGCATCGGCTTTCCACCAGTCGTCGGGATCGGCGCTCACAGCAAACTGGAGGCTCTATTTTCTATCGTGGTTGCCTGTGTATCCAGTTCCTGGGTTGCATCTTGCAGACTGATAAACCCATTGAGCCGAATGGTGTACTCAACCCTTAAAGCATCTTTCAGTTCAACCATCGCCACGCGAAATTCATCGTCCGTCTCTACTTCGCGCTGCGCCCAAAAAATCCGCCCATCCGGTGTAATTTGGAAATTCTCGCCAGAATTGGCGCGTAGTTTAAAGTAGTTTTTTACTGGCACACCTTTTTCATTTTCCATATTCTAACGCTCCAGTCGTTTTGGTTTTCCTTCGCCATAGTAAACAGGTCTTGTTGTCTAACCCAGGATATTCCTGGACTGACATCGAGCAATGATACGCCGTTTTGTCTCGTTTCAAGACATGATTCCCGCACGATCCGCAGCCCATGGTATACCATTCTTTCGCTTCCAGAATCTGGTCCGGTCTTCGGAGAAACGGGTTCAGGTTATGATAATTCAAGTTCGCACGCCTTATAATGTTCGATCTGTTCTTCCAGCCAGCCACGATCCCATTTTCCGGTTCCATGAGATAACCGTTTCAGCCGATCTATTTCCTCCGAGCCATAGGTGGAAAGCATCCACTCGTAATACCAAATCTTTCCCATTTCGCCATTCCAAAGCGGCTTGTTACATGCCTTGCATTGCGGATGTACGTTGAACCAGTCGAAATATACTCCAGCTCCTCTCGATCTTGGGATGAAATGTCCAGCGTCCAATTCTTTCCAGTGATAGCCTCGGTTACAACACACACATGTTACATGCCCGTCATGGTTGGCATAAACCTGGCGTACTACTCTGGACATGAGTTTCCATAGAGTATTTTTCAGGGTTGGAAGTTTTTTTAGCTTCTTCTTTTTCACACTACGACCCCTTCCCGTTTATTTTTGTTCACCGATCTCCAGTGTTCCCAAACCAGCGTCTCTGTCTCACGTTTTAATTTCACTTTGAGATAGTCTTCTTCGGCTAATGCCATCGCGGCAAGATGGTTTTTATACGACATCGAGGCATAAGATTCATGATCTCGCTCGCCATTTGAATTCTTCAATGAAGCATTGAACGCCTCTGAGCGTACCGGGCTTTTCATCCGGTCCAATCCATTGAAGTAGCTTTCCAGACGAGCGCATTCGGCATCGGTCTCGGCCAGATATCGCAAAGCCTGCTCGGCGCGCTGTTCGGATATGCTCATTGTTGACTGATTTCGTGTAGTAATTCCAGGTGGCCTAATACTAGTTGGACTACTCTCTATTTGGCAATCCGGCTTCGTGCTTGCAGTTGTAGCACTGAGCGTTGTCAGGTGCCACTGTTACGGCAATGTGAACGCCAAGGTGGCGACCGAAAGCAGCTAATTGTTTAGCGTGCTTTTCACAAGCATCTACCGGCCCTGATGGCCAATGCACGGTATGGGTTGCTGGGTAGCCCAACAACTGCGTCGAGTCCGACACGCCTTCCGATGCGCCATCTGCTGCTTTCTTTTCTTCGGTCATTTCAGGGACTCCTCGTCTTTGTTTCCGGCGTGCGGCTCACGCAGGGCGTTGGGCGTCAATGGGTTACCGTCGTCGATATCATGCAGGGCATCCATTACCGCCACTATCTTTGGGTTGCCGGTATCAACCTCTCCGTCCATGCCAATCTCAACCATCAACGCATTCGCAGCGGCATAGAGAGTGTCGAATTTACCAAGCAATTCAAC